AACTGAATGCTGGTGGCTTAGATGCGGAGGAAGAACAGGCTTTGCTCAGTCAAATCAGAGAAAAAAATCAACGGTTGGACGACTTGGAGGCTCAGTTGGAAGCGGCGAGTGAAAAGCGTGGTCAAAGGTTTTCTCCTGACGGGCACGACAGCATGCTACAAGACAAGTTGGTGGCCGATACCAACGCCATGACCAGTGCAGGCGTGCACCTCAAAAATCTACTCCAGCCCGACCCTGAACTCTTCAACCACATTTTCAATCCCAACTTGGACCACGAGACGGTGGAAGCAAACATGCGAATGTTCGCCATGATGGCCAACGACTATCTCAACACGGTGCCGCACGACCAGCACGGGATTCACACACGAGGACACAACCGAATCACCAAAGAGGGGCTGGCTGGACAACTTGACATTGGTTCACAGGTGAAACAGGCGTTTCAAGGTCATGAGACGATGATGAGTGCTGAGACCTTGGGCGACAACGAGGCACTGATGCAACAGTTGGGACTTGACCCCAGCAACGAATATCACAACGCCACCTTCCTTGACTACATCCGAAACACCTTCCTTCCAAATTATCAGCAAAACCCCTCGTATTCAGCGCCTGTTATGACCATGCGCCAGTACCTCCAGCAGTTACAGCCTGACCTTGACATTGAGAAAGAACATGAATCGTTGAAGAAAGACAAGCGGTCTCGCAACACAGAGTTCTTGAAATTGGTCAACCGAATCTACAACACCATCGGTCACAGAGCCGAAGAGCGCAACTCTCAACTCGGTCTTCATCACCACTTGGCGTTCAACAGTGACCCTCGTCGCCAGCGTAAAGAAAACAAACAAGGTGAAGTTGTTCATGAGACCAAACCCTCTGCGGGCGGCTCTAATATGCAGAAGAACGAAAACGACTACTGGAATGTCATGCAGAAGTTGGACAGCATTCTGACCAACGACCCCAGTGTACCCATGCCCGAAAGTGTCACCGAGACTTTTGACGAAATGACCGGCGTGCCCGTTGACCAGTTCGGACCCAATGCACATTCTGTTCATAGCCTGTACAACTCCACTGGTTTGCGACACGAGTTCGGCGATGAGTTTCGTCCCAACTTCAAGTATCGCATCTCAAGAAACGGAAATGTCAGCATCACGCCTGTGTCCGAAGGGCACGCACAACGATTGATTCAGCCACTTGGAAAGTTTTGGGAGCAAGTGGCACCCCCTGAATGGATGGAAATGCTGAGGCATCCCGACCATCAACTTCATCGGGACGGCCTCAACAGACTGGACCGTATGGGGGCGCAGTTCAAGCCGGACGAGCGAGGTATCACTCGGCACAGCGACAAGCATTCCGTCACCAAAACTGAAATTGGCTTGGCTGACTTGACCAATCCTGACATCATTCGCAAGGATTTGGGCAAGGAAGTCCCTATCCTTCAAGCCATGCACCGCATTTTTGAATTGGACGACCTCGGTGATTTGCGAGGTTTCACGGGTGATTGGATTGTTTCTCACATGCCCGAAGGCGAGCGGGGCTTTGTCAAGAAGGAGGACGATGAGGTGTCGTCCAAATCGTTCAACCTCAGCGATGAGGACAAAGAGAACTTCAAGAAAGTCACGGACGAGGATTTTCATGCGGATGTCATCAAGACCGAAGAGGGCTACTACATTTTTGATGTGATTGAATACGCAGAAAAAGCCGTCCACGATGTGCCTCTTAACGACCGCATCAAAATTGTGCGTGGTGGATTGGAAGGCGTTGAAAACATTCATGTTCCCAGCGCCAGCGATACGAGACTGACCGACGACGAAGGTCTCAAAACGACGGTAGAAGACTTGAACAAGACATACGACACACTCCTACTCAGAGATGCCAGTTCAGTCTACATGGTCGGTGAACTGCGTCACCCCAAATGGGTGATGCTCAAACCCGGCAGTGATGTTGTTTTGCGAGTGCTGGAGCGACGAGGTGCCGGTCCTTACACCTACCGACTTGGCACTGGACC